CAGTTCATTTATGGCAATTTCCTTCATCGAAGCTCCAGCTCCCTGAATAGGCACGTTGATAGCAGAGCTTTCAGTTTCCCAACGATGAGTTGCCCACTTGCTCAGTTTGTACCTACGACCACCGAACACATCCACATAACCTTTGGCTTTAGAGTCCCACACTACATCGTCCCAGTAGGCTGGTACTCCTGGATAGGTTCGCTTGAATGTGTTAACCAAGAAGTTACCTGTTTCAACCGTCATGAAGGTTTCGTAATTGACAAATGCCTTTTCACTGAGTGACTTACCACCTATGCGATAGTTACAGGATAGGTTGGTCAGCTTTCCCAATTGGCGCTGCTCAGTGTAATAACCATCACCGTCTTCCTTGTCCCTCTCATCCTCGAATTCGTAGTAGTCTTTACCAATTATGGAAGCCCCAGTCATTGAGTGGAAATTCAAATCATCACGAAAGACTTTTAGCATCGTCTCATCTCCACTACGCAATGCCATCAGACGAGATTCTTGACCTGAAGCATCTGCTTCATATATGGCCATACCTTCAGGTGGCAACAACATCTCACGAACAGCTTTAGCTTTACGTGGAATTTGATGCAGCGCAATGCCTGTCTTGAACTTGGATTCAGTATCATCCTCAAAATCCTTAGACTTAGTAGTATTGCTGTATGTGAAGCGACCAGTGTAAGTACCAAAAATACGAGGGGCCCCATATATATATCCGTCCGTCGTATGCGTCAAGGCCTCGTAAGTAGTCTTGACATACTTAGACATGAGAGTAGCTACAGTCTTAGCTTCAAGAATCAAGCTTACCTTTTCAGCATAGTCCTTAGAGCCCATTTTCATCAAGTTATACTGCAGCCACATCAGATCATCCTTAGCACAACCTGGAGCTCCTGCAGGAGTGCGTGACTGTATGGGCAAACCCCACTCATTAAACAGAAGGTTACCTAGTCTCTTTGATGAGGTGAAAATTCCTTCATCCACCCCCAACCTCCTTGCAAATTCTGTTTTCTGAGCTGCGAGCTTTGGTTGGAGCAAATCTAGTTTTGCCTTGTCTATACGAATGCCCATAATCCAGCTGTTAGCAACTGGCACAATGCATTGGAATTCGGTCAACAAACCTGTACGCTGTTCCGCCGGCAACTTGGAATTCAGGAAGTCTGCTAGTCGAGCTGTCATGACGACGTCCAAGTTACCACGATTAAGCCAGTATTGCTCATCGATACCAGCATTGACGCCCTTCGCCTTCATCTCTAGGAATGCTGGAGTATCTGGGTCATTAGGCAAAAATGTTTTGACTAAGTTGGCTAGTGAATAACTGAACCGAGTCTCTTCAGCCAATTGTCCGTTGCACAACCATTTGCACAGCAACTGTGTATCACGCCAGCGAATTCCACGAATCAGATCAGGAATAGGTCCAATACGACTAGGTTGCAACTGAGCAATCAACCAAGCCACATCGAACGTGGTATTATGTGCGTAGACCACCTTACCCTGCAATTCAGTTAGGACCGCTTTGACCTTATCCAACCAGTCACTACCCGTATTCTGAATCTGAATCACTGAATTGTCAGGCCTACATACAGCAATCGAGGTTATTTTTCCAAGCCCTTGACGAAGTCTCCATGGTTCCAAACCAGCATGCAGCATAACACTTTGTTTAGTGCCACTAGTTTCGATATCCAAAGTGTAAAAATTTCTCATTTCTCTACTCTCTATTTGATTGAACAAGTTCATTATAACATAATAAAATGTCAGAATATATCCAATATCCTGACATTCAAATTATGATACGAGATTTTGACCTCGACATTTAATCGAAGCTTGACGCCATGAGTTTATAGACGCAATGTTTGATCGCAAGGCTTGCTTTATGAACTCATTATCCACATTGTTGAACTCACCGTGTTGGCGACTAGTATAAATAACCCCTTTTTCCTTGGACACTATCTCCATGCCATTAGAGTTCACATTAGGATAATTAGTGACTTGTCGTGTAAGAGTAGGGGATCCCTTAGCCTTGACCGAGTTGACCATACCTCGTTTACGCAATTCACGGAACGCGTCCTCTGGATTTTCACGCCAACGAGAATTTATCATTTGCTCGCTTGTTTCAAGCGCATAGATAATCATCTCTTTGGTTACCAAGGCAGACTTGGAGGCAAGTTTTTCAGAATCTTCAAAATGCGTTATGAACCATTCTTCAAGGTCTGTCAACCCTGTCAAATACATTTCGCGCTTCAGATCGTTCATAGGGGCTCTCATCTCAGAAAGATTGAGCCTGGTCTTGTGTTTGTTTAACCAGTAACGAATAGAGTTAGCGGTCCTCTGTTTCACTGCAGAAGATACATCGGGTTTGTCAAGGTCGAATAGTTTATCTGCGAGACCCTTTGCCAAGATTGGGGCATTGTTATCGATAATCCAAATACGACGGTCCGCTTCTTCGATTGGAAAGTGATTATTGTTGTTACCAGCCATAATCATAGCGGATTGACATGGAACCTCGAACGTCGCCCCACCCTTAATTTCAACGCTGATAACTGGAGCGGTGATGAGAGTTTTCAAATGCTTCCAGAAAGACGTAGCTTCCTGACGCATGTTTCTGTGAGTCGGGAATTGCACCTCATCGAGCATAAGAATCGATGCACCATTGGGGTTGAAGAATCGAGCTCCAATCTCTTCAAGTCGCACACTTCTAGCTTGGTAGTTACCATCAAGAGAAGTTTCCATAACGTGACGCAGCGCATTTATATAGCACGATTTCCCAACGCCTCGGTGTGCAGATTGCACGAATGGCACTACGACTGGTTTATTGCCTGGTTTCTGTAGTACCCATGCAGGCAAGTCTAATCCAAATTGATACTCGTCACTTCCTTCAGCTCCAAATATGCGAGACACGATAAATAAGAATTGGTCGTATGCATCGTCATCTATGTCACCATTCTTAATCAGTATGCGTGGATCACGCCATGTATTCAAGAATCGACGACCACCCATTTCACTTGACGTGAAAACGGCGTCTGCTCCAGGCTTGAAGCCGATAGTATCCACTTCTTTGTCTTGTCCGATTGTCTTGTCTATAAGGTCCGCAGGGTTTATTGATTTTTCTTTACCGTTCGCTTGAGGTACATTTCTAGTATAGCGACTGAGAAGTTGCTTGAGAGACGTAATGTCGTGAAAGTTTGTAGATGAGAAATAAGGATTCTCGTTATAGCACACGTACTTGAGTTTGTTGCCGTGCCCTGTCACTCTATACAGGCCTCGTGCAATTAAATCACGAGCTACATCGAATGGGTTATTCAAATCCACTTCATAGATTCGTGCAATCATGTCCTCGATATCTACAGATTCGCGCAAGTCTTCTTTTCCCTCAGTAACCTCGATCAACTTTTCTATGTAAGCCCTGACTGTTTGAGGTCCAAAACCTTTGTTTCGCAATCCATTTATGTAGACGAAGAACCCATGATTGCGAGCTCCACGAGGAAGAACTTTTGGGATTTCCCCTCGCTTGAGAACATCCATCACCTCGTCAGATTCACCTTCTGACGATGATGAGGCCAAGTTTTCGAGAGGGTCTGAAAAACTCGTTGCACTAAGTGCTACAATGATTTCGCTTGGCATTTCAGATAATTTGTCACCTGGCTGACCTTTGACCAATGCATAGGTTCCACTAGTCCAAAATTCTTCGTTGCATTCCACCATCGGGCCTACAACCATGCCTCCATCACCACGTACGTCAACACCGTCGTACTTTACGCCTCCAATAGAGACGCTAGCCATGGTTTTAACTCGAGTATTTTTGAATTTCTCAGGTCGTGCATAATACAGGTGAAAACCGCCAGACTTCGACTTCACTACTAGATTTGGTGAAGGAATCTTGTGCTTGGTCATTAGTTTCTTAAACTCTGCTGACCCGTTCTTTCCGTCTTTGTTGTCAAGGTCAAATATGATGCAACCAATACCTAGCACCCCATAGGAAACAACCTTGGCTCCGTTGTAGGCAGACCGAATTTTCTCAGGCCATGCATCGATTTCGTTTACATCTGTCGTAGCACGAATAATCTTGTTTCGGTCTACTTCCTCCTTGACTTCATTACGAGCCCATCCAAAAGGCTTCTGAGGCCCTTTAGCGGATGAGTACATTGGAAATACGTAAAAACCTTTTTCTGCAAATCGTTTTGCAAATTGAATGCTGACTTGTTCGTCCATCCCTATGCCTCTGTTATGTTTTAATACGTCCAGAGTACACTGGACACCGCTTGTTTTGCACCGCCGAAAAGAAACACCTTTAGGTTTAGGGCCTAAAGGTGTCTAAGACTGTCTGATTGGCCGAACCAGACGCGGTGTCAAAGTATATTATACCACAATGACAACTACAGGAGGTAACCTTATTTAGTGGTCTTTGTTACAGACCTAACTCCGCACGAAACTGAGCCCACTCCTTAAAGTTCCTGTTTACACCTTGAATATCTAGCAAATCCAACGGTCGAGCTACGTGCTCGAATGGACTAGCATGATACGCATCCTTCAACTTAGTGGCCAGTTCAATGTCTTTTGCTATGTCTGGATTTGTGCCGTCGTGATTTAAGTATGAAACTCTCGCACAACGCGCCGAAGCTACCAAGCATAGCGTCTTCCAATCCTTGCGAGCCTTGAACTCATCACGCTCTTCATCTGTCACAAACGGCACATGATACTCTCCATAAGGTGTTTGACGAGGAGTGCTTGAATCCATGGCCTCCTTCATAGCTACGGCCAAAGCTTTGATTTCAGGCTGTGCAAATTCGCTGATTCGCAGCATGAAGTAGTTATCCCACTCCGTAGCTGTTACAACCGTCTGCATGATTTGAAACGGCTCAAGAACACGGTTGGCTACCTGTTTATGGAGACCAAGTTCCTGCATCTTCTCGGCTGTGGCCGCTGCATTTTCTGCCGCGTCAAGCCATAGATTCTTTACCATTGCTAGATCATTGTCAACGAGCTCCTCTCCAGCTTGCATGCCCGGCTTATTGGAGCCCCAGTAGATTGGCATCGCTGGGTCATTACGAACCTGCTCAATCATCTTGGATACAGGTATTGCCCTGCTACTTGCCGCGTTGCGACTGAACACTCGATGAGTCATAAACTCTGAGTGAATGAACCGTGGATATTTGATAGCTAATGTGAACAGCTCAGGACCATGGTTACCATGGTCATCGTGAGCTACACTATGAGCAACGACTTTTGCTTCAATCATGATATGTCTCCAAATCCAGGTATATCGCGTCGATCTTCGTAGTAAATAGATACAATTGCGCCTATCCACCACAGTGCCATCAATGTGTACACGACCCCTTGCACCATGCCTGTCGCCTGTAGTTTTTCTAGCAACAGGTAAACGACGATCGTTGGCCACACAGGAATACGGGTTGGTATGCTCGATGGCGCTACCACACGTTTCTTTTTCTTCATATAACTTTAACCTCCAGGTTTACGGAAACAATGTCACCGTATTCTTTTTCAATAACCTGCATACGACGAACCAAGGCCATCGTCACAGCTCCTTCAGTCCTCGCCTCAAAGTCTTTCAGAACTTCGAGAATCTTCAGCTCTGTTTCAAGCTTGAGGCGGCGAATTTCCTTGAGTTCCATCGTTCATACCTCCTAGTTGTGCCGACGCAAGTTGCATTTGCAGTTGGCTATGTTGACCCATTAGGTTCCAGTAATCCAACTGCATTTTCAGCATGGTGCCTTGGGCTTGCTGAAGCATTTCTGCGGATTGAGCTTTAACCTGCTCTAGTTCGTCCAACGCTTTGGCGGCGTTGAGCAAAACTTCACGATTTTCAACCGTGCTCGGATCGAACTTCTTGTCCTCGATCAGGGCTTTGAACTTCTCCAGAATCATCATTTGTTCCTTTCAATAAATAGCGCATTTCCACTCTCATCGCCGCCTCGCGCAGTCTAGCGGGACTGCTGAGCTTAAATGCCTCTAGTGCTATTGCACAGAAAGTCTCTAGCTCAGCTCTTTCATCATCGCCCCAGCCTATTAGCTCTGCGATGCATGATTTTAACCTCTCGTCCTTCAATTTGGAAATAGACTTAACTGTATACTCCAAATCATCACGAGATAAATTATGTCTTTCTTGAAGAATTTCACTACACCGTTTCGTCCAGTATACGACTACGGCGTCTTGAAACTCTCTTGATGAAAGCTGCTTACTTAGCTGCTTTGTATTAAATTTTTGCATCTCTAGACGCTCCCATCGCGCTCTGACGCATATAAAAATAGCTGACCTATATTAGCCTACGCACTTACTTTTTTACTCTATTCAGAGCGCTTCTAATTTTCTTACCTATAACATATCCAATATTAACCGTTGGATTCCAGTCCGATTCAACTTTATCATCGACAATTGTACCGTCGCACTGAGTACACTCATACGAAAACTCATTGCGAATCGATACAAATATCCAAGCTGGAAACCAAACACCTGTAGTAAATACAGTGAGAATTAGGTGTAGGACATGACTCGTGCTAGGGCCAACGTGCAAGGTTTTACGCTTACACACCTTACAAAAGCGCATGTCCATATTGCTCATGTACGTTTACGAATAGCGTTGAGAATCGACTCAGCTTGCGAAGTGTCCCGCACATCGAACTGCATTTCCTGAATATTGCGTTCATTCTCATCACGGAGAACGACACGTCGCACATCGCGCCATTGTTTAATAACATCTGGAGCTTTTTCCAGTATCAATTGCTCAACACGATAAAGCAAGTCATGAGATTCTATGAGCAACACCATATATTGCAGTGTTGTCACAAGCTGGTTCGCCACTTGAAACCGCATAGGTTCTGGCATGTCTGTGAATTGGATAAGCTCGAGCATTGTGACTTTGTCACAAATATCCCAGGCTAATTTATGTATCGTTCGATCAGTAATCGTCATAGTCATAATCATCTCTCGTTGGGTCAAGTTCGTATATTTCTTCTAGCATATCCTGCTCTTGTTTCTCTGTTAGATTGAGCCACTCACAATTGCAACCATCTCGCGTTGTCACACACCAATCATAGATGTATTCACTCATTATTCCGACGTCAGGTTCTGCGGACCCTATAGTAAACCACACTGTTACTGGGAATCCACCTTTAACTGTCATGTCATGACTATAACAATAATCTCGCCATAGTTGTTTCAATCTTGCCTGCTTCTTAGAAGCCTTACGGACTTGTTTCATATCAATCTCCTATCAGATGATATTATTATACCACGCATTTGACCGTTGTACACAGCCAAACGCATTGGTCACTGATCAAGATCGGTTCAGCAATTGGGCCACTTGGGCCTTTTCATCGTCACCCATCTCTCCAAGAATTTGAGTGGCAAATGATTTACGCATGCGCTTCTTATAAGCATTGGCTGTCACAGACATCAGCTTCTTGTTTCGCTCCAACGTTGCGATGTAGTTGTCCAAGTCAACCTTGTCGATTACCCATGAGTACTCGATATCACTGTTTGGTTCTATTTCCACCTCATCGTCGACCTTAGTCACTCGGCCAACCTTCGTTTGGAAGTCGAGTTCAGGTTGGTGGTCCGACAACAGTGCGTCCCCAGAAATTAACAGTCGAGAGTGAATATCACTTACTCGAATTGGTACGACAACCAAGTCACCGGCTTTTAAGCCCGCCATGTTTGTCACGTACGTGTACTCCTTGGTCTTTGTTCCTTGAAACTGGACGAGCACTGTATATGCAGATTCGTCCAAAAATGCGGCAATATTCTTATCCATGATTTTCCTTTCAGTTAGGCTTTTTCGCCATACAGGTCTTTACGAACCGCGATCATCGCGGCGATGTTCATGATGTCCACAGGGTCACGACCATTCAGCATTTGATTCTGTAGCAGAAGCCACAAGTCAGAATTATTTCGGGTCACACCGTGCCAGCCACCACGTCCTTTGGCGCGAGTCTTTTTCAACTTCGCCACCATTTTCTTCTGGGCCTCTTGAACTAGCAATTCGTCAGCTTTCACATCAGGCATTGCCGCAATCATTTGGCGTTGAAGTTCATTTAGCTTACTCATTTATAGCCTCCACAGATATTTGAGAAATGAGTTTAACCAACAACTCAGCTGTAGTAGGTATAGGCTTTTCAGGTTCATTTGGCTTATTTTGTACATAAATTCCAAATGACTCAAGACATGGTCTGCAAACCTGCAGCATCTTACTCTGCACGAACTTATCGTTCTTGAAGGGGTAATTAACTAATTCTGCATTTACGCCTACATTCCAGAATTGGTCTGGGGTATGTTGCTCAGCCCCACAGTTGTCACAAACATAAATTGTCTTGATCGACATGTCACAGTCCTTTCTTTCTACCTACGAATAAACACTTCATTTGCACACATCCTTATCATAATCGTAATCGAGGTTCTTCTTGGAACACTCCATCATACGCTCATCATGATAGTCCATAGTCCCAGCAATTCCATACAGGCATATTATCAGAAGAAGAATCAACGCTGTTTTGAATTTTCTCATTCTGATTCTCCCATAAACGTGCGAGGGTCGATGAACCGTTCTACTGGAAACGGAGTAGCGAGCAACATGCCAATCCAGACCTGGCCTTTTGTTGTCACGCAGAAACCTGAATCATGATTATCTTTAGACGGGCGAAGCATTCCATTTTTAACGAACATGTTGATTGCCTCTTGTACTGCCGGGGCATCTATACGATCGTGTGGTCGAGGACTTACATAGTAGTGCAGCATCACGTCGATGTCGTTAGGGGTTGTCACCTTAAAACCTAATAGATTAGTTGTTGTCATCTTGCCACTCCACAGATTTGAAATACAATATTATCTCCAAGTCATTTGTGTACTGAGCAGAATAGCGAAGTACGTCGCACAATTCACCGAACTCCTCCATCACTTGGGACACCGACTTGATGTGTTCATCAGCCAACGCATCTTCTTCCATTTCTTGCGACATGCAAGCCTCGAAGAGGTCAATGATAGCTATATTCGCATCCAAACATTTTAGGCTTACGTATCTATATCCCGTCATACTTCGACCACTGTATGGACAAGCTTCGTAGCCTGCAGCCTCGATGAGGTCTTTAAGCAGTTTCGCTTCCATCACTTTTGCCCTTTCATGCAATTGGTTACTAACTCCACTACATCATGAGTATAACCTATGATCCCGTTCCACTCTAGGTACGCATTCACCACGTCTTGACGGGTGTATAAACGTTTTGACTTATTATCTCGTAGATAATCATCTACGTCCTTTTGAAACTTACCACTAAGATTTTGGTAGGCGTCTATCGCCTCACTGCTAATCAAATCAGTTATCGATGTTTCCATCACTTCTCCTTTCGTTTAACAACGTTTAACAACAATTGCTATTCTATACGCTTTATAGTCGTTGTACATACCATCGCGCAACGACCTGCTATCTGAAATCGTACAATGCTTTAATAAAGCCCTTAGCAAAGGCTCTTCGTTCTCTACTCTGTAATTCGCCTCGCTGTCCAGGCAAAAAGTCAGCTTTTAATATAAGCGCACTTTCTTCGTCCGATGTAAATAACATCAATGCCTCGTGCTCACGCCTTCTAATTCTCTCCCCAAATATATTTACGATTCGGAGCTTCGTATTCACCACCGATTCGAAACTAGGTACAAGTTTCGGAGGCTCTTGTACAGCTAATCTAATTACTTCACCTGCCAGCAATCTGTCCCACAACCATATGGGGATATCTACAACTGTTATAGGCTCTAAAGCGTGGGTGTATAATACTGCTTGCATGTTATCTCCATTCCTTAACTAACTTCATCCTCGTGGACGGACTAGGAATCGTCATAGCGTAGTCCACACACACGACGCGCCCCTCATAATAGCCAAAATTAGCTCGCTTAATATCCGTCAAGAAACTCGGTATCTTATCTGGCAAGAACGTGTTACCAACACCTTCGCACCGTCTCTGTAACAGAATTCGCCCATCAGGAGACATGTATTCGCATGGAGCAAGCCACTCCGCGACTTTCTTGTAATGTGCATGGTCGTTCCAGAAATTCATCTCAAGCACATTGGCGAAGTGGCGACAGGTCGTGTCCGACTCAACTTTCACTACTAGATCCGGCCGTATATTGCAGGCGAACACCTGTCTGTGAGCACCCTCACCAAGCAATTCCCCACATAGCATATTGAATGCGTCCTCATAAACCAAATTCTCCATCATCTTAGACCCTTTACTCATTCATCCAATCTCACTGTCCGTATAACCTCGCACGTCGCCCTTAGGCGTATCAGTTTCATAACTTCTGGGTGCTGATACACTAATTTCTGGTCTAGCTCGCCCATAACTGAAGCCTTGTTAATATCACTATCAAAGTCCACGTCTATATGGCGTCCTGTATGAGTCGCTCGCTCACTCACGCGTAAATACTTACCCTCACAATTCATCCACACAAACCCTTTAATTTCACTCATCATTTTCTCCTATACAGCCACCCACCCACGCGGATGCCTCTAATTAACTTGCCACTCTTACTGGGATAATCCGCTGCCAGGTCCCAGCCCCTATTAAACACTCAATCGCTGTCATTTCTTCGCTAGATACAGGTTTGCATCTCGCACTCGTAGCAATGATCGCGTTCACCCACTCGTCGAACTCTTTCCGGTGTAAAACAAGCATCTCACCAAATGTCTCGAAGCCTAAAGACTCCAACCATCGCTGGCTCTCTGTCTTTCGTCGCGCATGCCTGTCACCTTCAAATCGTCTCTCTAGGCGCAAGGTTCGACGCCCGATGACACTTGTGTAATCCCCCTGATCATAAATCCTTGATTCCTTGCATAGGTCCATACCAGGACCTTCAAGGTATCCACTGAGGTCTTCTGTGAATCCCTTGAGGAATATTGGCATATTAAATTCTAGGAGCGAACGATTACCTACGCCCGTCGCCACTTTATAGTGGTTCTGCTGGGGTATATCGTCCTCCGTCACGTACTGAATAAAGTCCTTTAGGATTATCGGCACGTGATACAGGTAACCGGTCGTTCCGGAAACCCCAGGCATAGGTCTACGTTCGCATAAAAAGCGAGCAATTAGCACACTTGCAAAGGCATTCGGGTTCTTTTTCGTCATGCTTATATTATAGCTGCAATGTAATGTCGTGTAAATGCTTTTGATTAGTGGTCGATGATTTTACAACCCATGTGCAAGGGCTCATGCTACTACTAATGTTGTCGAGTGTAGCATGGGCGACCAAGTATGGGCTTTTAGTCTGTTTTGCGGAGTTTTATTAAAAATAGGAAAATGGACCATGCCCATCGGCCCTCGCACTACGAATACACATAATAGTTAGCGTTCTCGAACCGGTGAACGTCGTAAGTTGTTGTTTTATATATATTTATTTTATAATGCTATATACTATACTAAATTAGTATTAAGAGGATAAAGGAGGGTATCAGCACTTTATTATTAGTTATTATAATGGATAATAACAATAACTACTAATAAAGTATATAAAAAGTTGAGGGGCTGCAGTTGAACGTAGCGTAGTATGTCGTATTAAATTCATGGACTCTAAATTTAATTATTTTTAGTAGTTATTTACTTGATATAATACTATTTTGATCGGAGGCGCTATGCGAATATCTAACCAAACGTTGTCACAATATGATCAAGTTCGACGTGACCGTGAATCTGCGGGTTTTGTTCTTGAGCCGATGGGCGAGAAGCCTGAATGCTCTTGTATCTTTTGTGATCACTCTGTGTCAAAGAGCATGCAAAGACTGTATGACCCACCTACATCTCATATGGACAGCCTTAGACAACAAGACCCTGATTTTAGAGGTCGAGCGGCATGGGTGTGTGTGAAACATTATGGTGCGGCTCGATACCTTATCCAAACTTCCGGAGTGGTGCCAACATTCGAGCAACTTTACGATTCTTTATATAGAAAGGCCGCCAGTAAGACGTCTTGGTCCGATATGCCTGGTTTTAAGTTCGTGGTTGAACCAGGGAAAGACCCTGTTTTGTGGTTCATTAAAACATTGGATGGGATTCCAATAAGGGTAGATTCCACACTGTATACTAGGTTCAAGGACTTTGTTGCTAATAGTACCATCAGGGTAAGCCACAAATCTACCCGACGGGCGAGGTTCGATGAGTGGTTGGCCGAAAATGCTTGCGATCATAAATCTCAAATCGCCTTTGAGTTGTTCTTACAATTGTAGTATATAATAGCTACTAACATACGCTCTGTTGCTATCAAGTGCGCTCTAGAGCGCTCTTTTAGGTAGCTCCTAAGGTAGCATATATATTAAACTTGGTGCTCGTTCAGAGCGCATCGGACAAAGGGCGACGTACATGGTTGAATTACTTAAGGTCATGGTACATTTTGGCTTTACGATAGTCCGATTTGGATTCGAAATAGTGTTTGTGATTTTAGAGACGATATTGAGGTCCAAGTAATGAAGACGATCGGGCTTTGCATGCTACTATGGGCGTGGATTGGTGGAGGTTGGTACTTCGCAGTTTTGGGTTGGATTATCTTTGAATACGGATCATTGAACGAGGAGGTGTACAACACTAGAAAAAGTGGTAAAATTCAAACTGTACGCAAATTAGATGATGTTGAAAGCAAGGGGCATTGATCTAAGGTGTGTACAAATTGAAAATAGGTAGTATAATTATACTTGCAAGCAATTAAACAGGCCATCTTGCGGGCCATAACTAAAGGAAAATATCATGACTGAAGCAACTACAGCAACAGCAACAGCAACAGAAGCAGTGGAAAAGAAAGTGAATCCAAACATCATCAATGGCCGCATGCCAGTAGCGGTGGTGGCTCAGATTCGTTTCGGTAACAACAAAGGCGATGCCACTAAGGAATTGGCTGCGATGTACGGTACGACTGTGGGCAAGATCGATGACATCAAGAAGAATCGCAACTTCGCTTACGTAGGTGCGGACTTCAAACCTACACAAGAGCAAATCGACCAAGGTCTTGAATGGTTGAAGCGTCATCCTAAGTACAACGAAGGCTCTGTGGATAAAATCATCACTGAGTTGGAAACTACCCCAGTGGCTACGGCTGAAGAAGCGGCCAAGTTCGAAGCTGATCGCGTCGCCGCTCGTGGCCAAAGCGTAACCACCAAGGACGGTGCGGTGGCTGATGGCGGCGGCGGTAATCGTCGCAAGGCCAAAGGTGAGGCGAAGAGCGAAGAAGCGGCTGCCCCAGCTGAAGGTGCAACGGCCGACGCACTTCTGGCTTAATACCAGAATCGAAGCCGGATGGAACTCCGGCTTCTTTTTCGTTTGGATTCCCCAGCGGGTCCAGGAGTTATTGATGGTTGTTGGTAAAGAGCAGCTAAATGGAAGCTGTTCAGAGTAGCCGGATGCGCTCTGGTCAGCTTATTTTGACTAGTGCGTAGGTATATATTGGTAAAATAATTAAACTGACTGGAGCGATTCTGATGAGAGTAGCTGGATGCGCTCCAGTCAGCGCGAAAGTGATGATGCGTAGCTGTATATTGATGAGAAACTGACGCTGACCGGAGCGCTTATAGATGACTTGGTGCGAAGTAACAAGGGCATCGAAAGGAGGTTGAAGAAACGTAAACGATAATCATTATCACTTAAGTTTGACGCATAAAAAAGCCTCCCGAAGGAGGCTCATGTTAAACTTGTTGGATTATTTGGCTTTTTCGCCTTTTATCATCTCTTGATAGATTACTTTGAAGGTAAATCCCTTACGAGCTGAGTAGATTTGCCCGTAGGATAATCCGAGTTGTTCCGCTGCATCTTTGTGGGAAGCTTCCTTTAAGTCTCCCAACATGATGCGACGCGCATCGTCTTCTGTCATAGTGCGTTCTGATTGTGGACCGCGGTTGCGAGTTGCTTGGGGCGAAGATGCGTTGAGCTTCGTAATTACTTCATTGAGCTTCTCAGCGAGGAGCTTCAAAGTGATTTTATCTTCGATGTTGATGAGTTGGATTTCGTTGGTGATTTCAGCTACTTGGGTTGTGACGTTTTCCATGATAAACTCCTGTTCGTATTTAAGAAATGTGATGTTATCATCACAGTTAGAATTATACTACGCTTTTCAGCTTTGTACAACTCTTCGATCAAGGGTTGTCGATGATTTTCGATTGGAATTCCCAAATCGATCCTCAAAGAGCCCTTAATATATTCAAAATTTCGAAATTTCGAATATATTAAGAACCCCTTTCGGGGTTATACTATACTACACAAATGTTATTGTCACCATCTCTAAATTCAAGAACCTCAACGTTTTCAATCTCATCATCTTCATGATATAATTCATAAACTTTATCCTCAACTTCACTCTCATCAATGCAATAAACCACAACGCTATCTGCAACAGTTTCACCATCAACGTAGTTGATAACTATTTGAGCTTCGAAGTATTTCATTTTCGTTTCCTTCTTAAACTATTGAACATGTGTTTATTATACTGCATTTTTGGAAAAATAGGTGAATTATTCGTAAATTTATATGAATCTGTTGACTAATAGTAAAATGATTCTCTACATTAAAATTAGATAAATGTACACAAGAAAATAATAGTTGACTAAAATAGTAGAGAATTAGAATTGATAATCATTATCATCTAGATAATAGTTGACTAAAATAGTAGAGAATTAGAATTGATAATCATTATCGTTTAGATAATAGTTGACTAAAATAGTAGAGAATTAGAATTGATAATCATTATCGTTTAATATAGTTTCATAATATGACAATCATTCTCACAATGTGAAATATGTAAATGATAATCATTGTCGTTGTCATTCTCATAGAGAAATGGGGCCCCATCGGCACCAAGCCCACCGTCCCAGTTTCGGGGGAAATTTTTCAAAACGGGACTATTTGCGACAAATGCATGTATCGTGGCGACGGGCGATGGATTTGGTTATCAGAGAAAAGCACACAGCACCATGCACAAATCCTCGATCATGGTCCGTTGCGTTCAAGCATGTACAAAGACCAGCAGGTCCTGTATAATTTATGCAATATTTCGTGTAAAGGAATAGTCATGTTGCTAGTTACAGGTACACGGAGCAGTGCACTAGTATCAATGCTCCATGCTGAATTTCCAAATTATCACCCGCTGCTAAGTATTGCGCGCATCGCCCATCATGAAGACGCGGATTTGAAATTGCAATTCGAGTGTCACAAGACGATTGCAAAGTACCTCGAACCTGAACTGAAGTCAGTTGAGATTAAGGGAGATATTCGCGAAGAGAAGGTCGTGCGAGTGTCCCTGTTTGACGTCGAAGATGCTGAAGTTCTGTCTACGAGCGAGAAATCGATATCTAGCCGGGAAACAGCTGTGACCTTATCTAACTGGTAAAAGGAGAATTATATGTTAGTGAATCGGTTTTGGAACGAGAGTGTAACGCCTCAAGGCGCGTCTGCCACATTGACTGGGGCGACTCGTGATGTAGGTGTTCAGTCAGGACAGAATCACAGTCTGTGCGCATTCAATGCGATAGTTGTGAGTGACCAAGCTGGTACTATTCGCATTGAGACATCATTGAACGGCTCGACCTGGTACCGTGCCACTGCGGACGTGGCGGTTGGAGTGAATACCCCAGTGGTTTTAAGTGTCCCTGTAGCAAGTCAATTCCATCGGGCTGTTTATGTGAACGGTGCGACGGCTCAGGGTAGCTTCAAGCTTGACACAAGTTACACAGAATCGTGATTCACTTGTAGCTAGAACCAATTAGTGCGCCGCTGACAAACCAGCGATGCCTAAGTACCAGCGTGACCGCAAGTAACGTTGGATTTGCGGTCATCCGCAGTTTTATTTTCATATATTTAGGAGAAAACAATGCCGACACTGATGCGGAACGTACAGGGGTTATTTGATACATTGACTAATGATTTTGTTGGTATTCTTGACCCGATTAGTCGCACTGAGTATTACTTCGAGGTGCAAAAAGGTGGCGCTTACCCAAGTCAGATGGTTGGGGGTAAAGAAACCAAGTTTCAGGTTGTCAATAGTGACTTATCTGGTACTCCTGGCAACGTTACTAATAACAACCCTGCAGGTATAGTAGCCGTTCCAGCAGGTGGCCAGTCTATCACCGTCAGCAACAGTTTGGTAACAGCGGCCTCGATAGTCCAAATCACTTTAATGTCTAACGATGGTACAGCTAAATCAGCAGTCGTCGTTGTTTCTGCAGGTAGCTTCACAATTACCTTGAATGCGGCAGCTACTGCGATAACCAAGATTGGTTACATTGTTATCCTCTAATGACTGAGTTCAAGCTATACGCGAAGCAGCAACGTGCTCTTGTCACACCAGCGAACGAAATCCTATACGGAGGAGCCGCAGGGGGTGGTAAGAGCTATTTGGCGCGTGTTGCAAGCATCGTGTATAGCCTTGAGATTCCTGGACTGATTACTTACCTGTTTCGACGTACCTTCAAAGAAGTCCTTGCTAACCATGTGTATACCCCAGGTGGATACATTGAAATGTTGAAGGATTTGATAGACTCTGGAGATTGTGTATTCTCTAAATCTGACTTTTCATTTACGTTTTACAATGGAAGTCGAATTCAGCTAGCACATAGTCAGTACGAGAGTGACATTTATACCCATCAAGGAGCTCAAATTGGCTTCTTGATCATCGACGAAGCTACTCACTTCACACCCTCAATGGTTCGATTCATACGAAGTCGTGTTCGACTAGGTTCGATGAGCGTTCCGGAGCAGTGGAAAGGTCTTTTTCCACGGATTTTGTACACCGCCAACCCCGGAGGCGTCGGTCATCATTACTTCAAGTCGAATTTTGTCGATATCGGTGCCGGACATGTATTTGTAGCACCTGAAGATGAAGGCTCTATGCGTCGTGAGTACGTTCCAGCTCGTCTGCATGACAACAAGGTGCTAATTCTTAACGACCCTGAGTACCATCAGCGTCTGAAAGGTATGGGGGATACGGCTACGGTTCAGGCTATGCTTGAAGGTGACTGGGAATCATTGAGTTCTGGTGGATTTGCAGACGTTTGGCGAGCAAAATACCACGTGGTTAAACCATTTGACATACCTTTTACTTGGCGAATTGATCGTGGGTACGACTATGGTAGCTCTAACCCCGCGGCTTGTTGTTGGTTCGCTGAGAGTGATGGGTCTGACTTCGTTGACGCGGATGGTAACGAGGCATGGGTGCCCGCAGGTTCGATTTTCCAAATAGGCGAATTGTATTTTGCAAACAAACGTCATGAAGGATTACGTCTTACAGCTACAGAGCAAGCTAGTCGTATTAAGCAGTATGAGCAAGATGAAGGATTATGGGGCAAAGTAGAGCCTGGTCCTGCGGATAATAGCATCTTCAGTAGTGAACCTGGTCACACCACTATAGCCGCAGATATGGCAACTGTTGGTGTGAAGTTCATTAGGTCAAATAAAGCCCCTGGGAGCCGAGTTCAAGGCGTTCAACTATTCAGAGGTTACCTCAAAGCCGCAACTCAAAGACCTATGGAGAAACCTGGTTACTTTGTCTTTAATACTTGCTATCATACCATTCGCACACTTCCGAACTTGGAAAACGATGAGAAAAATCGTGAAGATATTGACTCAAATGGTGAGGACCACCTTTGGGACGTTATTCGATATAGGGTCTTGAAGTCTGCAAAGAAAGCCAAGACCACAACCGTAACAGGAGCATAAAATGCCAGTTAGTTCACAACATCCTGAATACAAAGCCCGTGCTGAAGACTGGATCAAGTGCCGGGATGCGTTTGAGGGCCAATCGGCTATCAAGGCTGCAGGCGTAAAGTACCTGCCCAAACTCAGCGAACAAACAACAGACGATTACAACGCCTATAAGACACGTGCGTTGTTCTATTCAATTACAAGTAAGACTATCTCGGCGCTGGTAGGTATGGCATCTGCCAAGCGACCTATAGTTACACATCCATCGGAGCTGGACAAATTCTTTCTCGACGATAGTGGAGTTCAGTTTTACGAGATGCTGTCGCAATCGCTCTCTGAAAACTTACTAATGGGTCGATTTGGAATATTGGTCGACCGCCCTAAATCTGGAGGCTCTCCTGAACTAGTAGGGTATACCGCTGAGGCCATTATCAACTGGCGTACGGATGAACATGGTAATCCTACGTTGGTAGTTCTGTCTGAAAACGTGGCCAAGCAAGAATCTAGTGATGAATTTGAAATTGATACAGAGCCTCAGTATCGTGTACTTCGTCTGACAAACGGCGTGTATACGCAATCAATCTACTCTGAAAAAGGTGATTTTATTGGTTCAGTGACCCCACTGAATACAGGCAAAACTATGGATTTCATTCCATTCTTTGTAGTCAACCCATTCGGCGTAGGGTTTGACATGCACAAGCCTCCAGTACTTGACATTGTTGAGATTAACATTTCTCACTATCGTACTAGTGCTGACCTTGAACATGGTCGACATTTTACGGGTTTACCGGTGCCTGTGGTATCTGGCGTTGACTCTTCGACCAAGTTGCGTGTAGGTTCTATGGTGGCCTGGGTTCTACCAGATCATCAGGCTAAAGCCTACTACTTGGAATTCACTGGTCAGGGTCTGATCAGCCTTGAGAAAGCTCTCTCTGAGAAGCAATCTCAACTTGCTAGTTTGTCAGCGCGTCTACTTGACAATAGTAAGCATGGTTCTGAAGCTGCTGACACTGTACGCTTGCGCTACATGTCTGAGACCGCGTCTCTTGCAGCTGTAGCCCGTGCGGTCGAGGCCCTACTGAATAAGGCATACAAAACAGTTGCCATTATGGAAGGCTTGGAAGAAGCCTCTGTATCTATCAAACTTGACAAAGAGTTTCTGGATGCACGACTGTCTAGTGCAGAACTTCGCGAACTTGTCGGAGCTTACATCTCCGGCGGGATTAGCAAAGAAACGCTGGTATATAACCTGCGTAGGGGCGACTTACTTTCACCTGATCGTAAAGATTCAGAGGAGGTAAACGCATTGATTGCTGCAGAAAAGGCCAAACAAGAGAGCCAACAAAGCAGTGGGACTGGTATTAACATCAATAATGGAGCTTAATCATGAAACTCAAATTCAAACTCGACACTATCGACGGCTTAGAAACAGCTATCGCAGGTCTCTATGAGCAAGGCGCTGACGGCGCGTACTACCTGTCTGTAGACGGGGCTGTGGACAAATCTAAACTCGATGAATTCCGCAATAACAATGTCAAGTTACTGAAGGACTTGGAAAAATTCAAAGATATGGACCCGGCCAAATATCAGGAACTTCTCGATCTGGCTAAGAAGGCAGATGAGAAGAAACTAATTGATGCAGGTGAAATCGATAAGGTAGTCGAACAGCGTGTAGGTGAAATGAAGTCCACTTATGAAACTCAGTTGAAGACCTTGACTGAACAAAATTCTGTGGCTCAGCGTCAATTGGAATCGCTGCTGATCGACAATGCTGTTCGTGATGCCGCTATTAAATCAGGTGTGCAACCTACTGCCGTGGACGATGTGCTGCTGCGAGCCAAGGCAACTTTCAAGATCAAGGACGGCAATGCAGTCCCTGTGGACTCGCAAGGTAACGTGGTTTACAGTAAGGATGGCTCTACCCCGATGTCTGTGGTTGACTGGACCTCCGGACTTAAGAAGCAAGCCCCTCACCTATTTCAAGGCTCTCAAGGTGGCGGCGCTCAAGGTTCTGGCAAGGGTAATGTGGATACATCCAAGTTGTCGCCAGCTCAAAAGATTGCTCAAGGGCTTGAGGCCATGGGCTAACCCTCGATCATGGACCATTGATAGCAGGCTAGCCCTGCTATTTACTTATGTATCCTAGCAAGGTATAATACAACCAAGATTAGCAAATTTGAGTTCAGAGAATTCGAAGTTGCGTGTTGTCTCTCCGGTGGGGCAGACGAGTAGTCAAAATTCGTTTAACTTAGACAAATTGGAGAAATGACATGGCATCAGTAACACTGGCGGAATCCGCCAAACTATCTCAAGATCTGCTCATCACTGGCGTTATTGAGAACATAATCTCGGTCAATCCGATTTTTGAGGTTCTACCTTTCATGGAAATCGAAGGCAATGCCCTCGGCTTCAATCGTGAAAACGCATTGGGTGATGCTCAATATCTAGGTGTTGGCTCTACCATCACTGCAAAAAATCCGAGCTCCTATACTTACGTCACAGCGGGTTTGACCACTTTGCTCGGTGACGCTGAACTGAACGGACTGATTGAAGCTACTCGCTCAAACAAGCAAGATCAGCGAGCTGCTCAAGTGGCATCTAAGGCTAAATCCATAGCTCGTCAGTTCCAGGACACGATGATCAACGGTGACGGCACTTCCAATACCTTCCAAGGTATTCTAGCTCTGACGCCGGCAGGTCAGAAAATCTCCACTGGTACGAACGGTTCGCAATTGACCTTCGACATTCTAGATCAACTGATCGACGTTGTCAAGGACAAGGATGGTCAGGTCGATTACCTTATGATGCCTTTCCGTACCCGCCGCGCTTATTTCAACTTGTTACGCACTCTCGGTGGCGCATCCGTTAACGAAGTGATGAACCTGCCGTCTGGTCGTCAAGTGCCTATGTATCGCGGTGTTCCTATCTTCGTGAACGACTTCATTCCTACCAACCAAACCGTAGGTTCCTCCACCACTTGTACAAGTGTTGTGGCAGGTACGTTTGACGATGGTTCAGGCATGCATGGCATTTCAGGTCTGACTGCAATTGGTAACGCAGGTATTCGTGTTGAGAATATCGGTGCTAAAGAAACCGCGGATGAAAAAATCACCCGCGTGAAGTTCTATTGTGGCTTTGCCAACTTCTCTCAATTAGGCATTGCTGTAGCACCTGGCATAACCAACTAAGCGTAAAGGGGCTTCGGCCCCTTACCTGTTTCAACAAAATAAGAGGTAATCATGGCGAAAATAGCGCGATTCAAACTTACCGGTGAACAAGAGGGTCAAACGACTATCATCAATGGTCGTTATCAATTCAACGAAGGTGTTCACGAACGAAACGAAGATGACGGCAAGCTGGTGGAAATCATTTTGTGTAATTATTATGGTTGCATCTTGGAGTGGGTGGATGACACTCCAGCGGCGGTGACAGATTCGAATGCCGAACCTTCTCTAGCTAAGTCTGAGACTGACGCTGCAGCAAAGGCAAAGGCTGACGCTGAAGCGAAGGCCAAGGCTGACGCTGACACTGAAGCTAAGGCCAAAGCTGACTCTGAAGCAGCTGCGAAGGCTAAATAATGGCCTTGGATGCTACTCTAGGTGGAACCTCTGCGAACAGTTATGTTACTGTCGCAGAGGCTGACGACTATTTCTCTACGAGTTTTGGTCGTACCTCTTGGAGTAGTACTATATCTGATAATAAGGAAATTGTCCTTATCGAATCAACTCGCCTTCTGGACCTGCTAGTGTCTTGGAAGGGGTATGTTAAGAGCGATACTCAAGCCCTTCGGTGGCCACGTACATACGTTCCTAACATAGATGGTCCGTATAACGGAGTTGACACGGTTATTGAATCGTATATCAGCGATTCTATTGTACCAAAAGACGTCAAGAACGCAGTGTTTGAACTAGCTTATAGTCTGTTATCGAATGGCGGATTCCAATCTAGTGAAAATGAGTTGTCGAAGGTACAAGTAGGCCCTGTATCCATTGATTTTTCTGAAACAGTCAAGTCGAATGGGTTGCCTAAAATAGTCCGAGACATGATTGCTAGATGGGGGGAGTACACTGTTGGGTCTAGTAATTCTGTACACACCGTGGGATTGTTGAGAACATGAGTGATCTAGCTTCAACCATTTACAGTGCTGTTATTGGAGCCAAAGGTAAACTAGGCTCATTGGTTATTCAAGTCACGTTGAAGACTGCGGGTGTTGCATCTTATAACGCGGCTTCAGGTGTTAAATCCACTGCTACGACAGATAAATCTATCGATGTAGTGGTTGACAAGTTTGCTTTCAATGAGATTGATGGCCAACAAGTCAAGAGTTCAGATGTGAAACTTATCATGTTTAACAATGATGATACAGTTCCAAGTTTGAGCGACAAAGTTGTGATGAACGGGTTAACATATGATTTAATCAATGTTAACCCTGTGCAAGCAGGTAGTAAGGTCATTATTTTTATGCTTCAGTTGCGTCGGTAGCGCTCAGGAAGGCGCTCTGAATGCGTTCAAAATAGTTAGCTAATGGTAACATATAAGCTACCTAAATTGAAACTGAATCAGAGCGTACTTTAGGAGCGTTTTGATGGGTTTGACAAGTCGATGGGTTGTAAATCCAATGGATTTTATGAAAACCGTCGATAAGTCGGTGAAGGATAAAGCTAAGGACCTTGCGGAGCAAGTTTTTGATGGTGTCGTTGCAAAGACACCAGTTTGGACAGGAAGAGCTAGAGCGTGTTGGACGCTGAATGAGGGTGCACCGGTTTTCAAGTCGATTCCTTTGTATGAGGCTAATCCACTGAGTCCGCTACAACCTCCAGAACGACCAAACATTTCGAACCTCCCACAGTACCCCAAACTGTATATTTGCAATGGGCAACCTTACTCAGTTAAACTTGAGTATGGGTATTCAGGGCAAGCCCCCGTAGGGATGGTTAGAGTAACTTTGGCAGGATTGAAATAAATGAGTTTTGTAAGCGAAAAAGCCACGATCGAACAATTTTTTCAGGCTCATTACGCTTCGACTCTTGTGAAGTACGAAAATGACGAGATGAACGATTCATCTGTCAACGAATGGATTCGGGTATCCACTCAGAATGCAGACGGTTTTCAAGCTTCTCTGGGTTCAAACCCCTTGTTTCGATATGTCGGAGTTATGTTCGTACAAATTTTCGTTAAACCTGATATCGGTTCTGGAAGGGCCCTTGAATTAGCAGACACAATTACATCTTTGTTTCGTGCAAAACGTATCAGCGATATAGTTTTTCTCGTTCCTAAAGTGCAAAAAGTAGGCGTGTTCAAAGATTGGTACCAGGTGAACGTGTCAGTTGAATTTTCTCGAGAGGAATAAATTATGTCTAATCTTGGTACATCGAATCGGACCGCTCTTCGCTATGTTCCCGAAGTTACTTTCGGTACAACACCAGCGACGCCGGCTTTCAAAGATATTCGCTATACAGGTGAATCTCTGAATTACTCGATCAAGAACGTCGTTTCTAGCGAAATTCGTTCTGATCGTAACACTACCGACCTAGTACGTGTGTCTGCAGATGCTGCGGGCGATGTTCAGTTTGAAATGTCGTTCTTATCATTCGATGCTTTCATCGAGGCGGCTCTGTGCAATTCGTTCTCCGCTCCTGTTTCCAATCTGAGCTCGATTAAGAACGGAACCGCCCTCAAGTCATTTAGCTTGCAAAAGAACTTCCAAGACTTAGACACTCCGGTATTCCAGACATTCAATGGTTGCCGTGTTGGTGGAATGACTCTGGACTTCAAGACTGGTCAAATTATGACTGGTTCGTTCTCCTTTATGGGTCTTGGTGCAACAGCTAGTACCACACAGATTACAGGCGCTACGACTTCTGCGTCACCGGGTGTATCTGAAAATGTGATGAACGCGGTCACAGACTTGGTTGAAATAAAGGAAAACGGTGTCGCATCTACCATGGTGATTCGCTCCATGAGTATGAATCTGAACAACAACCTTCGTGCTCAGGATGCAATTGGTTCACTTCCTCACGTTGGTGTGGCACTGGGTAAGCTTGAAATCACTGGAAATATAGAGGCCTATTTCGCGGATTTGACTGCTTACAATCGTTTCATTAACGGCACAGCTTTTGCGTTGTCATTCAAAGTTAACGACGCTACAGGCGACTACTACCGTTTCACTCTTCCTGCTGTGAAGTACGAATCTGGTCAAGTAGTAGCAGGTGGTATCGACCAAGATTTGGTGTTCCAAGGTACTTGGCGCGCCATTTACGATCCGATAACCGCATGTATGATTCAAATCGATAAGTTCGATAATCCTTAATGTGGTAATTGGACAAAATAGCACAGTGGATTAACATAAAAGGAAAAATATCATGGCAATCATCATAGACCAACAAAACACATCAACCGAAGACGGCGTCTGGACGAAGTTCGGCGGCTCTGAATTCAAGATTGCACACAGCGGCAATCCGAAGTTTCAGCGTGCGCTAACTCGCCTACAAGCTCCTCATCGTCGCAAAATCGAAAAAGGTACGCTCGACCCCGTGGAAAGCAAGGACATCATATGTCAAGCCATGTCTGAGGGCTTAATCCTCGACTGGCGCGGTGTAATTGATTCAAAGGGTTCTGAAGTACAGTTTGACAAGTCATTGTGCCGTATGGCTCTGAAGAACAATGACGATCTGCGCGAATTCGTGCAAGAGTTCTCCACTGATCTGGAGAACTTCCGCGCTGAGGAGCAAGAGCATGAGGGAAACGCCTAAGTGAATATATCCAGTGGAGACTGGAATGGGGCGATAAAGAGGAATTCTTAGAGGACTTAGAAGACCAAGGCCTTACACCTCAAGCTCTAAACCAGAAACCTACTGTATATGACTGGATGCAAGAGTATATCATAGCGTTTGATATACTATCTTCAAGACGGTCAGTCGGATTTGCACCTAATCCGATAAGTATGCAGGACATGCTGGCGTATATTCATATATATGGGGTAAGTGATGTAGATTCCTTCGTTAAATACATAATTACGATGGATTCAACGTTCTTGCAACATGTGACAAAGGACCAGTCTGGGACTAAAGGAAAGACATGAGCGAATCTTCGACATTGCAGGTAGTAGTTGATGCGGCCCCAGCGGAAGCTGGAGCATTACGCGTCAAGAATGCTATATCTAGCATGTCGAGCAGCGCGACATCGGCGCTAAATTCTCTGTCTTCCAGCTTCGACCGAATGCAGTCGTTTCTCAGCCAAAGCAATGCTGGACTCACTGCATTCTTCGCAGCAATTGGCGCTGGTTACGTTCTTAAAAGTTTCCTTGATCGCCTAATCGAGGTAAACACGACATTTAATGCGTTCATTGCAACTATGAACGTTGTTACAGGATCTGTAGCCAAGTCAAACGCTGAGTATCAATATTTGCTCGCGTTCTCCAATAAAATTGGTGTCAGTATTGAAAGCGTGACTAAACAATATGGTCGTCTAGCAGCGTCTATGAAGTCTGTGGATGATACAGGTGAAATGACACGTCATGTGTTTGAGGCAATTTCAGAGGCCTCCACGGTGCTGCACTTGAAGGGATATGAGACAAACTTATTGTTCATGGCTTTGGAGCAAGCAGCCTCTAAAGGTAAAGTTAGTCTTGAAGAATTTCAGCGTCAGTTGGCCAATAAACTACCTGATGCAATGGGACTTGCTTCTCGTGCCATGAGCATGACTCAAGCTCAATTCCGTGACTCAGTGACAAAAGGCTCACTCAATGTATACGAGGTGCTGATCAAACTGTCTAATCAGATTAAGAAAGAATACGGCGATTCTGCTGAGATTGCAGCAAACCTGTTTACTGGTAAGCTCAACGTTATGAAGAATAGCGTGTTTGAATTATATCGTGTGATTGGCCAGTCTGGAGCGATGGATGGCCTTACCAAAATTATCACAGTTATCACAGGCCAACTCAATGATTCGTCACTTGGTAAATCCATGGGAGATTCGCTCGGCACTGTATTTGGTCAACTAGCCGATTGGTTGTCTAAGATTACTCAATCAGATGTGCAAGACTTTTTCCTAGGGTTGTCTGGAATCATCCAATCTTTCACCGTCATTATGAAAGAACTAGTTGGTGCATTTGGTCAAACCGTTGATGGTAAATCTGACTTCATTGGATTCGGTGAAACAGTAGCAAAAATGATGTTGGTTATGACTGATGCAGCTATGACTTTCCTAGCTGTAATTTTACAACTACCACTGTCTATTAACGTCGTTATTCAAGATGTCAATGTAATGTTGGCCGGTCTGAAAGGCATTAAGGATTGGGCTACGGACGGCATTGATGCGGCGGTCAACAATATCAATGCGGCTAAAGCGGAGCGTAACAAGGCCTTATCATTGGCTGATACTAATCTATCCATAGTGCTAGGTTCTGATGATTCTCCCATGTCAAAAGCTTGGAAGAAGACTGATGAAATTTTTGCCAATATTCGCAAGCAAAGGGCCTCTTTGGAAGCGGAAAATAAAGCCATGTCAGGTAAGGCTAAAGTCGACATTCGTCCAAAAACAGATGCCGAGATGGATAACATGATGAAAGGTTTACCCCCTGTTCCTGGCAAACCTAATAAAGGGATGGAGAGTGCTTACGAGCAAGAACGAGTCAAGCTTTTCAAGACTGCTGGCGTAGCAGAGCTTGAGTACACTAACATCATGGAAGGTCGGTTGAAGACCGAGGGCAAGAATCGCACTGAACTTGAGGCTAAGATGCGGTTCGACAAAGATTATATAGCTATGTCGAAAGCCCAAAAGGCAGAACTTCTGTCTATGGCGGACGCTGCAGACAGAGTAACATCTAAGCGTGTGGCCGCTGAGCAATTCCAGTCAGACATATTGTCCATGAACAAGGCTGTATATCAGTCTGAGATGGACTTGATGGATGTTACCAACAACCGTAACCCAGTTGAAGAAAAGAATCTGCGACAGTTTGAAGAAAAGCTCAAATTTGATTCAAAATATCTGGCTATGTCAGACCAGATGATTACTATTGAGCGAGAAAAAGCGAAGGCTGCAGACGCACTAGCTGTATCCATTGAATCAGCTCGTAAAGCTCAAGCTTATCACAACTCTACTCTAATGCAGTCTCTAGACATTCAGCGCCAGATTGAGCAACTGAAGGGCGGCAGCTACGTGTCAAAATACACTAATGAGTCGCAGATGAAGGACTCATTCAAGTCAGGGGGTGAAAATCAGTTCACCTCGGAAGCTGACCAGCAGAATATGCTTACAGATGCTCGTCAACGTGATAGCGACATGCGAGCACGTGACCGCGAACAAATGAAGGTTGATGCCGCTGAGAGCATGAATCAGATGAAGTTCGAAATGGACATGCAAGGTCAGACGGCTGAGGCCGTTCGTCGTGCGACTGAAGAACGTAAGATTGAGATTGATATTAAGAAGCTTTCAGCAGGTGCAACAGGGGATGAATTGCTGCAGTATCAAGAACTGGAACAATTCCTCAAAGATCAAATGAGTAGTACTCTGGATGAGTTCTACACCAAACAGTCCAGCATGACTGCGGGGTTGCAAGATGGAATTGCCAAGTATCTCGACCAATTGATGGATGTTAGTGGCAAAGTATCTAGCGCGGTTCAACGTAGCTTCGGTGCTATGGAGGACATGCTGACTAACTTTGTCATGACTGGCAAGTTGAACTTCAAGGACTTCATCAAAGTGATTCTTGGTGAACTGGTTAAATTGATGATTCAATTACTAATCATCAAACCACTAATGGCTATGTTTGGTGGAGCATTTGGCGGAGGTGCCGCAGCTGGTGCAGCCGCTGGAGCTACTACGATGGCTGGCAACACGACCGCTTCTATGTTTGCAGCTAAAGGTGCAGCTTTTCATGATGGCGGTGTGCAGATGTTCGCTAGTGGTGGAGCTTTTACCAATAGTATTGTGAACAGGCCAACTTCTTTCCCTATAGGGGTTATGGGAGAAGCGGGTCCGGAAGCCATAATGCCGCTTGGCAAAGATGCTCAAGGTCGTCTTGGCATAAGAACGTCAGGTGAACAAGGTAGCAACATGGTGAATAACATCTCCATCAATGTATCAATGCAGGATGGGCAGGTTAAAGCTGAAAGCTGTTGTAATTGGTGTTTTGACTGATGAATTGCGCCCGGGAGGTATTCTAGCTAAAAACTAAGCTTCAGAGCGTAAAATGCGCTCTGGATGACCGCTCTGGTTCAGTTTCAAAATAAGTAGTGCATATATACATATTAACTACTTATTTTAACTGCTCTCAGAGCGCATTCGGAGCGCTACTTTTAGCACTGGTGAGCTACTTTAGTAGGAATTAAAACAACATGTCTACTTTTACTTGGTCCGTTTCATATAGCTCATCAAAGAGCGTCAAACCTCGCGTTAAGCAAGCGAAGTTTGGTGACGGATATTCTCAAGAGTCACCTGACGGTATCAACAATGTGGCTGAAGAGTGGTCTGTATCCTTCGAGAATATAGACGTTAGTACATTCACCAATATAGAGACATTCTTCAAAGATCATGGCGGTTACATAGCATTCGACTGGACTACTCCTGATGGTTTAACCGCTCGTTTCAAGTGTCGTGAGTGGCAGTTCTCACATTCTGCTTACCAGCTTCGTACTGGTACAGCCAAGTTTGAGCAGGTGTTCGAATGAGTGTAATAAAAGACATCCAATCACTGTCTCTGTCAGCCATGATTGAGCTGTACGTACTTGACATGACGTCCGCTGGAGGAACCTCTGTATATTTCCATGCCGGCACTAATGAACTGAAAACAGCGATAGTATGGCAAGGTGTTACGTACTCACCTATCCCTATTGAAGTGAGTGGATTTGAGTATCGTGGTCAAGGTAAACTCCCTCGTCCTACTGTACGAGTAGCGAACGTCACTGGCGCAATATCTGCCTTCATTCGCGATTACGACGATTTGCTTGGTTGCAAAGTGATTCGCAAGCGTACATTGGCTAAATATCTCGATGCCGTCAACTTTACTGCCGGCAATCCAAATGCAGACCCTAATCAAGCCTTCATGGATGATGTGTTCTTCATTGACAGAAAGGCCACTGAGAACAAGATTCTTGTCGAGTTCGAGCTAGCGGTAGCATTTGATGTTCAAGGTGTTAAACTCCCTCGTCGTCAAATAATTCAGAACGTGTGCCCTTGGAAATACAAGAGTTCTGAATGTGGGTACGTGCCAGGATTATGGTTTGACTCCAATGATAAGTCAGTCGGCACTGTGGACCTGGATGTCTGTGGAAAACGAGTAAACTCTTGTAAAATTCGGTTCGGAACAGACGCTGAACTCCCATATGGTGGATTTCCGGCAGCGGGGTTGACAAAATGATTGACGAAATTAAAGACGAATTTTTGTCGTATGCAAAAGAGCAATCACCAAAAGAGGCTTGTGCATTAGCAGTAGTGGTCAAAGGTCGTTTACGTCTTTGGAAATGTGAAAACATGGCCGAGGATAATGATCAGTTTCGCATGCGGTCTGAGGACTGGGTTATGGCGGAAGATGCAGGTGAGATTGTTGGTTTGATTCACTCTCATCCAGACGTTTCAAATGAACCGTCAGAAGCTGATCGCGTAGCATGTGAGGCTACAAACATTCCTTGGCATATTGTTAGCCTAGTAAATGATTCTTGGAATGAGATTAAGCCTACAGGTTATGTACAGCCACTAGTTGGTCGAACATTTTATCACGGTGTTGTGGATTGCTACACCTTATGTCGTGATTGGTACAAGCAGGAGCTAAATATAGAGCTTCCAAATTTTCACCGTGACGATGACTGGTGGGCGAAAGGTCAGAACCTGTATGTGGAGAACTTCAAATCTGCAGGTTTTGTCCAAATTCCAAAGATTGATGGCGAATTGGATTTTTCACAGGTTAGGATTGGTGATGCATTTCTGATGCAAATTCAAGCCAATGTGGCAAACCATGCGGCGGTCTACATAGGTGACGGTTTGATTATGCATCATCTATACGGTCGCTTATCTAGCCGGGACGTTTTTGGTGGTTACTATCAAAAGCATACTACTTACATTTTGAGGCACGAAACATGCGTAAAGTGAAACTATATGGTGAATTGGCTAAGAAATTTGGTCGTGAGTTTATGCTCGAAGTTGAGAGCGTGGCTGAAGCTATACGAGCCCTATCTGCCAATTTTCCAGGTTTTGAGAAAGAGCTGATGACTTCACATCTCCGAGGTGTAGAGTACGTCGTGCGAGCAGACAAACGTGATGTGTCTGAAATAGAACTGAACAACTCGTTGGCTCCACAGGAAACTATTAGGGTCGCACCTATTGCTGTAGGTCGTAAAAATGGCGGAGTATTTCAAACTATAGTTGGGGCAATCCTGGTTGTTGTAGGATTAGTGCTGACAGCGTACGGCCAAGCATGGGGTAAATACCTGATTCAGGCCGGTATTGCACTTGTGGCTGGTGGCATTATTCAAATGCTGGTTCCAGTGCCTAAGACTGATGGCCCATCTGAACGACCTGAGAATAAGCCTAGTTCTTACTTTAATGGTGCAGTAAACACCTTGGCTCAAGGACATCCTGTTCCATTGGGATATGGTAAATTGATAGTAGGTTCTGCGGTCATCTCTGCAGGCCTTACAGTGGAAGAAGCATAATGCAAGATATTATCGGCTTTGGCGGTGGTGGGGGAAAAGGTGGAGGTGGCAGCGCTCGTACCCCAGTAGAATCTCCAGATAGTCTCCGGAGTAAAGCTATTGCCCGAGTGCTTGACTTGGTTAGCGAAGGGGAAGTAGAAGGTCTAGTAAACGGCTTGCAATCAGTATATCTAGATGAAACACCAATCCAGAATGCTGACGGCTCTTACAATTTCAATGGTGTAACCATAGAAACTCGTAATGGTACACAGTCTCAAGAATATATATCCGGTTTTCCATCTGTTGAGAACGAGGTATCTGTAGACGTTGAGATTAAAGTAACCCAACCTGTGGTTCGTAGCATTTCTAATCCGAGTGTGAACGCGGTTCGTGTTCGCATTATGATTCCGCAATTGACATATCAAAACCCTTCTAATGGGGACCTAAGTGGTACGTCTGTTCAATATGCTATTGACACTCAACCTAATGGTGGCGCTTGGACGGAGGTCGTCAATCAAACTATCAACGGTAAAACCACAAGTCGTTACGAGCGTCAGCATCGTGTTGAGTTGACAGGTACAAGTCCTTGGAATATTCGTATTCGTCGCATAACTGCCGATTCGACTAATGCCAATCTCCAGAACAAGACTTATCTGGCTTCTTATACTGAGATTGTAGATGCTAAGCTACGCTATCCAAACAGTGCTTTAGTTGCCCTGACTGTTGACTCAGCTCAGTTTAATTCTATTCCGCGTCGTGGGTACTTGATGAAGTTGTTGCGTATCAAAGTACCTACCAATTATGACCCAGTTGCTCGTACTTACACGGGTATTTGGGATGGTTCGTTCAAGATTGCGTGGTCTGATAACCCTGCATGGTGTTTCTACGATTTATTGACTAATGCTAGATATGGTCTTGGGGACTACCTAGATACGTCGCAAATTGACAAGTGGTCACTGTATAAAATATCCCAGTATTGTGATGGTCAGGTTCCAGATGGTTTTGGAGGCTATGAGCCACGGTTTACTTGCAACCTGTACCTTCAGACTCGTGCTGAAGCTTACAATGTGTTGCAAGATATGGCATCAATCTTTCGTGGAATGTTGTACTGGCAACAAGGTTCTATCACAGCGGTGCAAGACGCGCCTGAAGATGCCGTGTACCTGTATACTAATGCGAATGTAATTGATGGCCTTTTTACTTACTCTGGCTCTAGTCGTAAAGCCCGTCATACAGTAGCTCTTGTCACCTGGAATGACCCAGATGATAATTACAAAGCTAAAGTCGAATATGTAGAAGACGTCGAAGGCATAAAGAGATTCGGCGTGGTTCAAACTGAAGTTACAGCTGTCGGCTGTACTTCTCGTGGTCAAGCAAATCGTGTCGGTAAATGGATTCTATATTCTGAACGGATGGAGACAGAGATTCTGGAGTTCAAGACCGGACTAGATGGTGTTGTTGCACGTCCTGGCCAAATCATTAAAGTGGCGAACCAAGACAAAGCGGGTGCTCGGATTGGTGGTCGATTATCAGCGGTGGCGAGCCCTTCATCATTTACGCTCGATGCTCCGATTACTATGGATAACGGAGCCACGTACTTCCTGTCTCTAATTACCCCTGATGGCAAAGTTGAAGAGCAACAGCTTATTTCATCTAGTGGCACGTTTTCGGTTGTCACGGCTTCTACAGCATTTTCATTCACTCCTACTACTCAAACCATTTGGGTGATGAGGTCGTCTGTGCTCGAACCCGAATACTTTAGAGTGTTGTCAGTTGCTGAAAGTGATAATAACACTTACGCCATTACTGCGATGGCTCACGAACCTTCCAAGTTCGATGCTATAGAGAACGATCTCCAGTTAGAGTCTCGTACTACTTCTATTCTATCTTCAGTGCCTGGAGAAATTACCACAGTCAACGTTTCAGAATACTTATACATCGCTCAAGGTGACGTACGGACCATGATGACTGTTAGTTGGGTAGCTCCAACTCAAGCTGCTCGTTATTCTGTGGAGTATCGCAAGACAAATGGTGGTAATTGGGTGGTGTTACCTGATACTATGTCAACATCTTTAGATATTCAAGACGTTCAAGTCGATTCATATCAGGTGCGAATTCGTGCAATTAGTGTTGTAGGATTATACGGGGTATATTCAGACACAGTCACATATTCGGTGCTTGGAAAGACGGCCCCACCCGCAGATGTAACGGGCTTTACCAATGTGGTGGAGCAGTTCGGTATTAGTCTGAAATGGAATAAAAACGCTGATATTGATTTGGACGCGTACGAAATTAGATACGGAGGTGCTTCGTGGGATACATCGACCTTCTTGGAAAAGGCTTACACGACTTCGTATAATTGGCAGATCAAAACTGCCGGCACATATCGTGTGTGGATTAAGGCCATAGACACAACTGGTAATTACTCTACCAATGCCGTAATCACTGATATTTCTATAGGGGTACCTGCTCAGAGTAACTTGACCGCTAGAATCAGTGGTCCAAACATTGTCCTTGAATGGACTTCTGTTGTTGGGGCTTTCTCCATAGACCACTATGAAGTTCGTCAAGGTTCTACATGGTCATCTGGCACTGATATCGCAGCACCAATGAGTAATACGCTCCAATTTGTGGCAGATTTTGGAGGCTCTCGTACATTCTGGGTCGCGGGGGTGGACGTAGCAGGAAACGTTGGTACTCCTACCTCCGTAACAGTTCAAATTCAATCCCCTAGCGTTGCAGGGGCTACAGCTGAAGTTATCGATAATAATGTTTTGCTTCGCTGGCAAGACGGCACTGCTAGTCTGCCAATTGATTATTACTCTGTTAGTAAAGGGGCGGTTTTCGAATCCGCTACAGAGGTAGGTATAATTTACTCACGATTTGCTGCGTTGTTCGAGCAAGCTGGAGGCACTTACACTTACTGGATTGTTCCAGTGGATTCTGCAGGAAACATTGGTACGCCTGCAAGTGTTAGCGCGGTAGTTAGTCAGCCACCTGACTATGTGTTGCAATACGATCAGAATTCTACATTGAACGGTACTCGTTCCAATGTTCAGTTGGTGGAAGGTGCGTTACTCGCGGTGCTTCCAGACGAAACCTGGCAACAGCACTTTGCTAACCGTTCCTGGGCTACAATTCAGGCCCAAATCGATGCTGGGGATCCGTTGTATTTCCAGCCGTCAACCACCTCTGGAACGTATGACGAAACTATTGATTATGGGGCTTTAGTTACTCAAGGTACTACTATATCCGTTACGCCGACTTACAATATTATTCGTGGCTCCGTAACTTTCACAATTGACTTGTTTGTCAAAGCAAATATCCAAGATGCTTGGATTCAGTTCACAGGCCAGTCGTCTATTTATGCTACAAATTTCAGATATGTCCGTTTTCGTATTAACTTCACGTCAGGTTCTGGCAGTGACAATCTTATTCAGGTTACGTCGATCAGTACGAAAATGGCGGTCAAGCTTCGAAATGATAACGGTTCAGGATACGCTGTATCCACTGATGTAGGTGGCACTGTAGTCAATTTCACTCCTGGCACGTTCATCGACGTTAATTCCATTAACGTGACAGCGGCAGTTCCGGCAGGTGGACAGCCTATAATTGCTCTGTATGATTTTGTTGATATACCTAATCCGACAAGTTTCAAGGTTTTGTTGTATGATTTGAATGGTAATCGCGTTAGCGGTTCATTCTCATGGTCTGCTAAAGGAGTTTAATAATGGCTGGAGATTTTAACAAACCTGTAGTCACTGATCCATATACATCAGTGCTACAATCTATCAACAACCTAATTTCCGATTTGGCAAAAGGTTTTGACAATACTAGTACTCTGAACATTCCTACGAATGCTATTCGCTGGTCATCTGCTAATAATCGGTTCGAGAAGTATAACGGTTCTACATGGGCTACGTTGGCTAACACTTTCTCTATGGACGTGACATCTGTAGCAGGTAAGGTTCCCGGATTGGCTGCTAATAACCTTCTGTATCTAGACGGAAATGCCAAAGTACCTCTAAATAAATTGTACACGGGCTCCGGTAACGGATTTGATGCTGACCTATTGGATGGATTGGATAGCACCGCATTTTTGCGTCGAGATTACCTGGCCTCTCAAAGTTTGACTGATGCCAACTCAGCCGTAGATACAGGGGCTCGAGTATCTTATATAGCTGGTGCTAATAAGCCTACAGGTACTGATCATGGATTGCTAACCATGGCCTATTCTACTAGTCTAGCCATTCAACTAGCTGGAGATTGGAGAACTAATGAGTGGTATGTCCGTAATGAAAACTCCTCAGTTTGGGGCGCCTGGGCCAGACTATTGCACTCAGTAAATGCGCCTGGAGCTCTAAATGCTCAAGCTGCAGGCGTGTACGGGGGTATGAATATCACTGGGGCTAATGGAGGTTTTGCTGGATTTCAGTTCAACTCAACGTCCCGCTACTTCTTGAGCTCCGGTGGTCAGACTGGCGAATATGATACTGGGTCTAATACATGGCAATGGCGTTGGGATAACGGTACTTTGTCGTTCGGCACTGTACCTTGGGCTCGCTTGAGTGGCGTTCCAGCCATGAACTATTTAGCTTTGACTGGTGGAGGCTTAACAGGTATGGTTTCTACGGCTGGAAACACTCAGCCGTTCAACTCAGCTAACGATCAGACTATATCTGTTCGTAGTTCTGGTACAGGAACCGCAGCTGTTATGTCGTTTAATCGCGTAGGTGCTTACGCCATCAACGTGGGTCTGGACACGGACAACGTCTTCAAAATAGGCGGCTGGTCTGCCACATCTGCCGTATTCCAGTTGAATATGTCAGGTCAACTTTGGACTTCGAATTATGGCTGGTTACACGATTACTTCACGAGGACTGTTAATGCTGGTAACGGGTTGACAGGCGGTGGGTCTGGCTCTACTATTACAATCAGTCATCCTGCATACACTGCCATGAGTAGCCCTGCCAACATTCAAGTGGATGCTAAGGGTCATGTAACTAACTGTAACTGTAACTGTACCAGCAACTGCAACTGTAGCTAATAAGCTGGCAAGGAGAAGAGAATGATAATAGCAAAAGGCGCTTGTTCAACACAACGTGATGAGACTACTTATCCAATGTTCATCATCAGGGAGGATACTGAAAAATTTATAGTTAAACGCGTCAATACTGGTCATGACATAGGGTCTCAAGAAATCATTAAATCAGATATACCCGATAGCGGGCGCTTGGTATTTTTCTGGTCTCACTATGGTTTAGGACTAATACCAGCACCTGATTATGACGATTCCAGAGAGGTTAATGCATTCTATATGCATAAATATGGATGTCAGGAAGGCGCCCCTATTACTGTAGCACGTAGCGGTGATATATCCGTATTGATTTGTACGGCATTTTGTTATGCAGAAACCGATTTTGTAGTTAGACAAATACCAGGTCCGTCTATCGACCTTGTCGATGAATTCATACCTGGATTTTCTAAAGCTCCTGGGGCCTCTAAAATTCGCGCAAAAATGGAGCTAATGCGAAGTGTGAACTTATTAGACTCAATTGCGGCTTTGGAAAAACAAATAGACCTTTTGACAGCTTTAGTGCTTGAACTAGCCATAGCTCAACCTGAAAATGAACAACCTAAATTGATATCGAAAATATCAGATTTAGTCAACGGCCCAACGTCTGTATCTGATTTTGATAAGACATTGTCGGATGTCATTACATACAAATCTCGTATTCGTGCATTGCAAGCTCAATATTTTAAGGACCGAAATGGCTAAATTCAAAATTCACTGTCACGACGGTAAAGTGCTCGACTATGACAACTCTCTGTCTACGTTGAGCTGCTATGGCAAACTAATTCGTGCTGAAAAGTTTATGGACTTCGACCACGATACGTCCAAGTCGAATGATTTGTCAGTTGTCAAGATTCAACTTGGTCTGAACTGCAACTATTCCTGCGACTATTGCAATCAACGATTTGTTCCACATGCTGAGCAAACTAACCCTGACAGTGTTCAGCCGTTCCTAGACAAATTACCTAACTGGCTCAAGCCATCTTCACAAGTTAGATTCGAGTTCTGGGGCGGAGAGCCATTAGTGTATTGGAAAACTCTCAAGCCTTTGGCTGAAGCGCTTCGTAAGTTGTACCCATACTGCCGCATGAGCCTCATTACCAATGGCTCTTTGCTTGACATAGAGAAGAATGAGTGGATTGATAAGATAGGTCTTGGCATCTCCATCAGCCACGACGGTCCTGGTCAACATGTTCGTGGTCCAGATCCGTTGAACGACCTAATCACACGCGACGCCATACTTGACCTGTATTCTCGACTAGCACCTCAAGGTCGTATTTCATTCGGGTCTATGGTCAATCGCTGGAATACTAGTCGTGCAGCCATTCAAGAGTTTTTTGTCAAGTTGACAGGGGACAAAAATGTATGTATCGGAGAGGGGGCGTTCATCGACCCATATGATGAAGGTGGTAAATCATCATCGATTCAATCTTATGACGAAGCTATTGCCTTTCGTCGTCAAGCTCTCAGCGAGCTACGTCAGGGCAAAATTACTAACTTCGACATTGCGTCTAGCAAGATTCAAGGATTTATTCGGTCAATTGAGACTGCACGCCCTGCTTCTGCTCTCGGTCAGAAGTGTGGCATGGACCGTAAGAACCAGATTGCAGTGGACTTGAATGGTGATGTGTTGACATGCCAAAATGTATCGTCAGTTGCCACTGCGCCTAATGGTAAATCTCACAAGATTGGCTCAGTATATGATTTTGAGTCTATCAAGCTCGATACAACTACTCACTGGTCGCAACGCAAAGAGTGCGGAAACTGCCCTGTATTGCAGCTTTGCCAAGGCTCTTGCATGTTTTTGCAAGACGATATGTTTGAACTAGGTTGCAACAATAGCTTCAACGACAACATTGTGTTTTTCGCAGCTGCAATCGAATACATGACCGGCTCGCTACCTGTCATAATTGAAGGTCCTCAGAGGTCTGACAGAGTCGACATCTGGGGTTCGACTGTAAAACCCCGCAAGATAATTGATATAAAGGAGATTAAATAATGGACGACAACGTAGTGGTTTATGGAGTCGACAATCAAGGTAATTACCTTGGTTTGGTCGCCGTAGGTACCCCATTCAAGGAGGTTCTTGGACCCCCTCCATCAAGTGACTGGATGTGGGATTTCAGTGGTAATACTTGGATTCGCAAAGTTTCACTTGATGCTATAAAGGAGCAAGCTGCGATCGATATAGACAATCAATCAGGTTTGACTCGATCTAAGTATATAACGGATGTTCCTGGACAAGCCGCGACGTACTTGCTTAAGGCCGATCAGGCTACAAAGTACAAAGATGCCAACTATCAAGGTGATGTTCCTGGATTGGTACAATCTGAAGCAACAGCTCGTGGAATTTCTGCGCAGCTAGCTGCAGACGTAATTATCACTGAGCAAAATCAGTGGATAGCTTTGGCTACGATGGTAGAGACTGTTCGTCGCCTTGGCAAGGAGAATGTGAAGAAAGCTACGTCTCCTCAAGAGGTGGAAGATATTCGCCTTCAAACAGTAGACCAGTTGAAAGCGATTTAATCATGGTAACTATTCAGTTTTCCGCGTCACCTGATTATGGTTCGTACATTATCCGTGCATTCACGTGGAGTGACTTCAGCCATATCGATGTAGTACTGCCTAATGGCAAACTGTTCGGAGCGCTCACTAAATCTGGGGTATGTGAACATGAGCCTTATCGCTACTCTGCTGTTAGACGTTTTCAGGTCGAAGTTGCCGACGAGGCCAAACTGTTTGAAATTCTGAAAACCCAAGAGGGCAAGCCATATGATTGGGCTGGTATCATTGGTTTTGGACTCCACCGTAATTGGGAGGATGACGACAAGTGGTTCTGCAGTGAATTGGTAGCTTGGGCTTTCAAACAAGCTGGTACACCTTTACTCAACGCAGACGATGCTTTCCGAATAACTCCTCGGGACTTGCTATTATCTCCACTTTTGAAACCTATGTAAATATATGACTATGAGTGCTGAACAACAGGAATTTGCGATTGAGCTCTCTCAGCTCCGTGAGCAAATTAAATTCGTGGCTTCTGATATCTGTGATATCAAAACCGCTATTTCACAAATCGTAACATTGGATAAGACGTTGGCGGAGCTGACTATCCATAACCAAACAACGCAGAAAAATATGGACGCCTTATGGGTTAAATATGATGAGCTAAAAACGAAAACCACTACTATGGATCACGAAGTAAAGTCTTTCGTGAACCGATTCCGTGGTGGCGCATGGGTCTTAGCCCTTACCGGCGGAGCTGTCCAAGCTGCTGTATTTGGCGTCACGATGTGGGTATTCTCCCATGTCACAGATGGCGACATTGTCAACAAGCTTCAGCAGCAACGCATTGATCAACTTGAAAAACGATTGGAGGCATACAGTGTTAAACAGCCGTGACATTAAGGACTTGCACCCCAAGGTGCAAATATTGGCGAATGCGTTTGTAGCCAAATGCAAAGCCAATGGCATCGATGTGCTCATCACCTCAACGTACCGCGATTTTGAGTCCCAACAAGCCTTGTATGATCAGGGTCGGTCTATGGCATCCAAAGCACGAGGTGAAAAGATTGTAACCAACGCAAAAGCTGGACAATCTTTTCACAACTGGCGAGTGGCTTTCGATTTCGTACCTATCATATACGGCAAGGCTTGCTGGAATGACTCATCCATATTCAATCGCTGCGGGGTCATTGCAGAATCGATAGGATTAGAATGGGCTGGTCGCTGGAGTACATTTAAGGAGTTAGCTCACTGCCAATATACAGGTGGTTTGACGCTAGCGGATCTTCAATCTGGTAAAACATTAGGAGCATGACATGGACTGGAAAAGTATTGTCAAATCCGTCGCACCAATTCTAGGTACTGCTCTTGGTGGTCCTCTAGCTGGTACGGCAATTAAGGTACTCGGTGAAACCATTCTTGGTGACGGCGAAGCTACTGAAACGCAGGTTCAAGAGGCGCTATTGAAGGGTCTAAATCCTGATGCACTCGTCAAGCTAAAAGAAGCCGATCAATCATTCGCTACCAAGATGAAGGAGCTGGACATTGATGTGGCTAAGCTCCAACTGAGTGAGAAGAACATGTATGTGTCGGACACTCAGGATGCTCGCAAATACAAGGATGATAAAGTCTTTTGGCTTGGCGTCGTCATACTGAGCACTTTCGCCATAATCATGTACGTCGCACTGTTTGGCTCGTATGCATTGCTGAGTGGTAGCATGCCTATCAAAGAACCATCGGTTGTCGGTATGGTGTCAGGCTTCGTTGGTACGATTATCGGCTATGCGGCCGCTAATGCTCAGCAAGTCGTTGGGTTCTTCTTCGGTTCGTCGGCTGGAAGTTCCAAGAAGACAGATGCTATCAGCGACGCATTTGTTAATATGACCGAAAAGGTTAAATAAGAATCAGTTTCCTTGGTAGTTGCTTCCCACTGTGGCTTGGTTGCCACTTAACGGCTACGGAGTAATCTGTAGCCGTCTTTTTATTTACAGTACTAAGTGCGCACTTCTGCGCTAAAAGTAGCGCTCCGGTTGCGCTCTGGAGGTAGTTAAAATAAGTAGTTAATATATAACTATGAGCTTGCTATTTTGAAACTGAACCAGAGCGGTCGTCCAGAGCGCTATTTTACGCTCTGGACGCTCTAAATAAGAATGGACCCGAAGGTCCATTTTAACGCTCTGAATAAACTTATTTCAAGTTCAGGTTGTAGGTAGTGTTAATCAACTTCAGATGCTTCATTTGGTGCACCGCATCATCGACTGCATTATGATGGGTACCTTCACGTTTGAGTTCCACTGGGAAACAATTCTTCATGGTACGGAAGCATCGATTCTTGTAATACTTCCACGGCATGACCTGACCGACTGCTTTATAGGCATTAGCCAGAATCACGTTGTCAAAGTCTGCGCCATTACCCCACACTCCTTCAGGGTTATGCTCTTGCACCCAAGCGCCGAACAGCTTCAGTGCACTTTCAAGACTCGAACCTTGCTCTTTGAACATGGCACGAGCTTCGTCCGATTGCTTGAGCCACCACAACACTGTATCAGGGGACATTGTCAGTCCAGCCTTAACGCTGCTGTTAGCATCGACAGTGAGATACCAAGTTTCATAGACTTCCTCTTTCTCGAAGTCAAACAGTACCGCACCGATAGATACGATACAGGAGGTGCTAGTGTTATCGAGAGTCTCCAAATCGACCATAATGTGTTTCATATTATTTCCTAAAAAGTTTTGCACGTTTTTCATGTGCGGTTTGACATTCGAAACAACGAAACCTTCCAGCTTCGCGTCTCACTACTTCGACTTCTTCACCGCAGTCTTGGCAATGAATTCCATCAAAATCAGGTGGACTAGGTTCACGGCTAGCAACTAGTTTCGCCATCGCTCCTAATCGTTCTTGCTCTTCGAGTTCAGAGGCGTAATCGAGTACATCTGCACGCATTATATGTCCTCCCGCCAGCGAATTGCAGACGGGTGGAATGGTACCCCATCATTGGTTAACTGACTATATTCCACAGTAAGATATCTCCCAATGTACTGCTCTTTGGTATTGAGTTGACGCTCTTTCTCTTGCAATGTGCCGGGGGCGCTGGTGCGAAATACGATGCCATTTTTAGCTTTGAGAACGCAGATACCCCAACCATCACGACTCGGTTCAATGTCTATGCATTCAAACTCATCATCATGGAATTTCTTGACTTTGATCAGTGATGAGCTTCGTTTTCCGTCCTCATACTTCCGTCCGTCCAGACGAAGCATTAGTCCCTCGAACCCCGCCCCTCGCACTCTGATCAACTCATCGAACATGCCTTCCTCACCTGTATATGGAGAGTAAGGCAATACTAGAACTTTGCCATTAGCCTTGGTGTCTACACCTTCAAGAATGTCTTGTATCTCTTCATGTCGGTCCTTGTAGTTGTCGTTTGATACGATGTCGTAACAGACAAAATTGAGTTCCGCTGTACGAGGCTGCTCACGTTTAATCCATGAGGCCAAGGTCTGCAGTGGCTGACCGTGCACATAGAGTTCACCATCTAGAGTTACACCTTCAGAAACTCTGTCCGTCAAGGCCTTGATAATGTGCTGAATAGACAGAATTTCCTTTCCCTGGCGAGAGTAGGCTATTAGCTCACCATCTTGCTTCGTAATAAGGCAGCGATGGCCGTCAAGCTTTTTCTGTAGGACCGAGCCCTCGTAATTGATGGATGAAACCTTGTCAAGTGACTGGGCCAACATTGGGCGAAGAAGGCCAAGTTGATTTGTGCTACTAGCCAGAGCCTGCTCAACTGTATCCTTGTAACCCTTGTCACGCATACGTGATACACGTGAGTTGATGCGAAGTTTAATCTGCTCATAGATGCTTCTTCCACCTAAGCCTTGAGGTACAAGTTCGGTGTGAGTAACCTCACCTCCACCCATTACAGTGGCGTGGGCTATGTGAATTGTTTGGTCTATATTCCAGATTCGCCACGTACCAATTCCACCAGCGTTTTTGCGATACAGAGTAATCATCGGTCGCTTCTCACTTTCTCGCGCAGCTCATTATAACCACGTTCTTGTTCACGCTCACGGCGCGCGTCAAACTCACGACGGTCTTCATCCATGCGACGGGCGTTGTCGCGTTGGACTTCGTATTTCAGGCGGTCGCTGCAGTCATTGCACACATATCGGCCTTCACCGACATATGTCATACAATCTGCCGCTTGGGCGCTGATGGCTATAAGCAGCGCGGCTATTAAGTATTTCATGTTTATACCTCGTAAGAAAAGGGCCGAAGCCCTTTGGTTAAGATGTTTGCACGCGCTCTTGGAGAGCGATGTAGCCTGCAATATCCACTTGCGAATCATGGTGCGTAGGGTCGTTGATGAGACGAGCTTGTTTCACCATAATCATCATTTGACACACATCGTCCATCGTCACCTCGCCGTTGAAGTTGTACTTGTGACGGAGATGAACATTCCAGAAATCTGCAATGGCTTGCAGATTCTTACCTGGTGTACCGTAGGTTTTTTCACGATCACCGTATATGATTTGTTCAGCTTCTTGCAACAGATTCTGAGTAAGGTGGGGTTTTTTCGTATCCATGACTGCCTTTCAATTAAATTTATCGCTCTGAATCGTTCTCATTTTAGTAGTTATATCTGCATATTAACTACTAGCGTATGAGCGCATCAGAGCGTCGTAAGAGCGTTCTACTTATGTCGGTTGAACAAGTAAAAGCTCATTTCTAGTAAATTGCACCCAATCCCGACCGGATGCAATCCACAAGTCTTTTGCATCAGAGTGTGGATACTCATCTAGGAATACTATACGTCTGCACGATGTATTCAAAAAGAGTTTCGTACACGTTATGCACGGAGAAGCGGTGACATAAGCTGTATCAATCTGGTAAACGTCACGGCACTGTAAAAGTGCGTTCTGTTCGCCATGAAGAGCTTGACATTTGTCCAGACCTTGTCCAGACGGATAACCTGCACCAGGGCAAGGTGAATCGATACAGTGTGTTTGTCCTGCTGCAACACCGTTGTATCCTGTTGCCAGGACATGTCCGCGGGTGTTTATGAGAACAGAACCAACCTTGCGGCGAGGGCACGTTGCACGACTGGCGACAAGAATAGCCATCGACATGAAGTATGTATCAAGGTCTGGACGCATGTTATTCCCCAATCAACCAGTTGCCTAGTTTTCCAGCACGCTCTAGGTTTTTACCACGAGATGCTGCGATGAACAAGGCTTCGGACACTGTATCTGGCCAAGGCATATCAATTATCTTAAATTCCTCATAAC